ACGAGAAAGATGCTAGAAAGGATGCTGTTAAGAAAGCTTCTACTGGTGGGGCTAAAGGTAGTTCTGAAACCCCATCTAAAAAGATTTATCGAAGGGCAGATATTATTGAACTTATGAAGACTGACCCTAAGCGTTATCAAAGCATGGAGCCTGAGATTAGAAGGGCTTATGCGGAGAAGCGCGTAAGATAAAGGAAATTAAACATGGCTGGTGAAACTTCTGGTGCGTTTTTTACTGCAAACGCAACTGTAGACAAAACCGCAGCGGGAACTTTTGTACCTGAAATATGGTCCGATGAAGTTATTGCTGCATATCAAAAATCTTTGAAGATGGCTCCTCTTGTTAAGACTATGACAATGTCTGGCAACAAGGGTGATGTTATCCACCTTCCTAAGCCTACTCGCGGCTCCGCTAATGCTAAGGCAGAAGCTGTTGCTGTAACTATGCAGGCTAATCTAGAAAGTGAAACTACTGTTACCATTAACCGTCACTACGAGTATTCTCGTCTGATTGAAGACATTGTTGAAGTACAGGCTCTTGCCTCGCTTCGTCAGTTCTACACTGAAGACGCTGGTTACGCTCTCGCTAAGCAGGTTGATGATGACCTGTTCCGCGCTGGTACTGGTTTTGGTAGTGGTACTTTTGACCTGACTGTTCCTGTTACTGGTACTTGTACTGGTACTGCATGGGAAGGTGCAAACACGTTCTTTGTTGACGCTTCTAATGGTCTGACCGCTTACACTGACGACACTGTTGTAGCAGCAGACGTATTCACAGATGCTGGCTTCCGTGCGTTGATTAAGCGTATGGATGATGCTGATGTTCCTATGACTGACCGCGCATTTATTATTCCACCTGCGCTGCGTTCTGCAATCATGGGTACTGAGCGTTATGTATCTGCTGACTTCCGTGAAGGTGCAACTGTCCAGTCTGGTTTGATTGGTTCAGTTTATGGAATTGACATCTATGTCTCTTCTAACTGCCCTCTCATTGAAGATGCAACTTCCAACGGTACTGGTACTGCTGATGTTCGCGGTGCTTATCTCATCCACAAAGATGCCCTTGTCCTGGCTGAGCAAATGAGCGTTCGCTCACAAACTCAGTACAAGCAAGAGTATTTGTCAACTCTGTACACTGCTGACACCCTTTATGGTGTTCAGGCACATCGTCCAGAGGCTGGCTTCATCCTTTGTGTCCCTGACGTATAAGTTAGGATAGGTTAGGGGGCTTCGGCCCCCTGACTTCTTATTATGAAAAAGAAAGACCCAAGATTAGCAAGAGCAGGTGTCTCTGGTTTTAACAAACCTAAGAGGACTCCTAATCACCCTACTAAAAGCCACGTTGTTGTAGCCAAGTGTGGGGATGGAAGCATTAAGACAATTAGGTTTGGTCAGCAGGGTGTATCAGGCGCTGGCAAAAACCCAAAGACAGAAAAGGAAAAGGCGAGGAGGAAGTCTTTTAAAGCGCGTCATGCTAAGAACATAGCAAAAGGTAAGTGTTCCGCAGCGTACTGGGCAGATAAAGTTAAGTGGTGAAATAGATGGCAACAATTATTACTAAGTTTTCTTCAACTTCGTCAGCCGTACCTTTGGCTTCAGACTTAGTTCAAGGTGAGCTTGCTGTAAATACCGCAGACAAGAGACTCTTTACGGAGGACTCAGGTGCGACAATTATTGAAATTGGAACTAATCCATCTTCAATTACAACTGGTGCTATTACAGCTACTGGTACAGTTACCGCTAACTCAAGTCTTAACTCTTCTAATGCTGTATTAACAGGCGGTACAGTAAACGGAGTAGTGGTTGGTGGCTCTACGCCCCAGGCTATTACTGGTACTTTAATTACCGCTAATACGAATTTTGCTGGTGCGTTAACAGGAAATGTAACTGGTAACGTGACAGGTAATGTTACTGGTAATGTTACGGGTGACGTAACAGGTAACTTAACTGCTTCAAGTGGTACTACCACTGTTAACGATTTGGTAGTTAACGGAACTGTAGACTTTACAGATACTGTCTTAACTAACTTAGCGGCCCCGTCTTCTGATACTGACGCTGCAACTAAGGGTTATGTAGATACTCAAGTAACTAACTTAGTTGGTGGTGCGCCTGCTGCGCTAGATACGCTGAATGAGTTAGCGGCTGCTTTGAATGATGACGCAGCTTTTAACACTACTGTAACTAACTCTATTGCAACTAAACTCCCATTAGCGGGTGGCACTATGTCTGGTGCTATTGCTATGGGTACGAACAAGATTACAGGTCTTGGTACTCCTACAGCGGGTACAGACGCTTCTACTAAAGCCTATGCCGACACTATGCTTCCTTTAGCTGGTGGCACAATGACAGGCAATATCGTATTAGGTTCAAACAAAGCTACGTCAACTGCTACACCATCTACTGATGATGATTTAACTAGAAAGGGCTATGTAGATTCTATTCTTGGCAGTGCAACCTCTGCTGCTACCAGTGCGGCAAATGCAGCAACTTCTGAATCAAATGCTGCAACGTCAGCTTCAAATGCAGCGACTTCTGAAAGCAATGCCGCAACTTCTGCAACTAATGCGGCTGCTAGTTATGATTCTTTTGATGATAGATATTTAGGCGCTAAGGCTAGTGACCCAACATTAGACAATGACGGTGATGCTTTAGTTACTGGTGCTACTTACTTTAATTCATCTGATAACAAGATGAAGGTTTATACAGGTTCAGCCTGGACTGATGTAGCTCCAGTAGCAACCAGTATTACAGCTAGTCAAATATCTGATGTTACTGCTACTGCTGCTGAATTAAATATCCTTGATGGGGTTACTGCAACTACAGCAGAGCTTAACTACGTTGATGGCGTTACGTCTAATATTCAAACACAACTAGATAATATTTCTGTTACCGCTGGAACTTTAACCAAGACATTTGTAGCAGATGAGGTAGCCACAATTACTTTGTCAGGTAACGTGCTGTCTCCTGTTGTGGGCGTGACTAAAGAAGTCTCTCAAACTGGTGTAACCAATAACACTTGGGACGTTAATTCTACTACTGAGAACTACACACGTTTGGACTCTGCTTCTGCTACTACTTTGGATTTTGCTCCTGATACATCAAGTACAAGCTATGCAAATAAAAGTGTTAATGTGGCATCAACAGAAAATGGTTTGCAAGGTATTTTCTTAAAAGATGATGGCACAAAAATGTATCTTGTAGGCTATCAAAATGATGCTGTTTTGCAGTATACACTATCTACTGCTTATGACGTTTCTACAGCAACCTATGACTCTGTAAGTTTTAGTGTTACACCAGAAGGAAATACAGTCCCAAGCGGTCTATTCTTTAAGCCTGATGGAACTAAAATGTATGTTCTTGGATACGGGAACGATACTGTTTTTCAATATGCTTTATCAACAGCTTGGGATATATCTACAGCATCTTATGAATCAAAAAGTTATAATGTAAACAGCCAAGAGACGCAACCTACATTTGTTCACATGAATAATGATGGAACAAAAATGTACATTGTAGGTTTTACTAATAACAGTTTTTATCAATACACATTATCTACTGCTTATGATGTAAGTACAGCGTCTTATGACACTTTTTATGACCCATCCGAAGCAACTCAGCCAAAAAATTTAGCATTTTTAGCAAGTGGTTCTGTAATGATTATTGCTGATAACGCTTCCGATTCTTTGTATCAATACAGTTTGTCTACGGCATACGATATAAGCACAGCAAGCTATGATTCCAAGTCATTTAGTTTGTCTTCTCAAGATACTCAGCCAAATGGGATGTATATAACATCTGATGGAAACCTTTATATTGCTGGTGGAGCTAACAATACGGTCTTTCAGTATTCAATGCCTTATGGCAGTTTTTTGCTAGGCACAGGCTCATTCGCATCTGCTGACGTAGGCAAGACCATTGAAGCTAACAGCGGTGTGTTTATTCTCACTTCTACTGCTGGCGCATATTCTGAAACCACAGCACCCACTTCATACGCTCAAGTAGCTTCAGGCTCTTGGGAGATGTATGGCGTTGTGTTTAACACGACTGATGGTGACTTGGAGCTGAGTAAAAGTCAGATAAATACTTATGACATATCAACAGCATCATTTAGCCAAAGTTTTGATGCATCTAATGAAGATGGTCTTCCTAGAGGAATGGCTTTTAATAATGATGGAACCAAGATGTATACGGTTGGTTCAGCAACAGATAATGTTTATCAGTACACATTAACAACTGGGTTTGATGTATCTACCGCATCTTATGACTCTGTAAGCCTAAATGTAGGCCCGCAAGATACAGAGCCTCAAGGAATAACGTGGAATAATGATGGTACTAAGTTGTATTTAGTAGGAAGAACAGGCAGTGATTTAAATGAATACACGTTAACAACTGCGTTTGATATATCTACTGCAACATACAATGATAGGTTTGCTTTATCAGGTATAGAAACAACGCCTACAGATATGGCTTGGAATAATGATGGAACCAAAGCGTTTGTTATTGGTGAAACAGGAGATATGGTGTATGAGTTTTCTGCTTCAACTGCATACGATATAACGTCATTAACATATGTAAGAGGGCAAAGCGTATCAGCTAAGGATATTGAGCCTTTTGGTATGGCGTTTAATTCAGATGGAACTAAATTTTATTTTATTGGTTCACAAAATGATTCAATACATGAATACAATTTAGGTTCAGCGTTTAATTTAACATCTATGACGTTTAACCAAAGTTTTTCAGTAACATCAAAAGATACTAATCCTCAATGTTTGCGTTTTAATAGTGATGGTTCAAAAATGTATGTTATTGGAACGTCTTCTGATTCTGTGCATGAATACAGTATTGGCACAACGTCAATACCTACAGGCTATCACGCAGTCCACACTACAACCTCAACAAACTCTACCTACTGGACTGACATCAACTCTATGACCGCAGATGAAGCTGCTGGTGATGGCAATATCTATTACTGTGTATCTACTGATGACAGGGCAACGTGGAAGATTGCCCAAGGCACTGATGGTGAGAGGAGTATAGTCAGGAATAACTCAGGCACTTGGCAGTACAACTCTAATGGTACTTATGCGTCTACGACTTGGGCGAATGCTACTACCAACGCAGAGCTGGCTGCTTTGCAGGAGGCTATGACGGGTGCAACTTTTGCTACAAATAAATTTGATATTTCTACTGCCTCTTATTCACAAAATTTTTCTGTAAATTCACAAGAAACGTCTCCAGAAGGAATAGCATTCAACACTGACGGCACGAAAATGTTTGTTGTTGGTATTACGTCAGACAATGTAAACGAATACGACTTAACTACAGGCTTTGATGTTTCTACGGCAACATATTCTCAGAGCTTTTCTGTAAACGCACAAGAAGCAAATCCAAGAGGTTTAGAATTCAACACTGATGGCACGAAAATGTTTATCGTTGGTAATGCTGCAGATACTGTATTTGAATACGACTTAACAACAGGTTTTGATGTGTCTACAGCTTCTTACTCTCAAAGTTTCTCAGTATCTACGCAAGAAACATTTCCAACAGGAATAGCCTTTAACACTGATGGAACAAAAATGTTTGTTGTTGGTCTTACTGGAGATGACGTAAATGAATACACTTTATCTACTGGATTTGATGTTTCTACTGCTTCTTACTCTCAAAACTTTTCAGTAGCTTCCCAAGATACAGAACCAAGAGATGTAGCTTTTAATACCGATGGGACAAAAATGTTTATTCTTGGAAATACGGGAGATGATGTAAACGAATACACATTAACTACAGGTTTTGATGTTTCTACTGCATCATATTCTCAAAACTTTTCTGTTTCATCGCAAGAGACATCTCCACTAGGATTAGCGTTTAACGCCGATGGTACTAAAATGTATGTTGTCGGTGATGCTGGAAACGATGTAAATGAATACGCAATAGGAACAACAAACTACACAAATCAAATGAACAAAACCCAACTGGACGCTATCCCTGATGCTAATCACTTCACACTAGCTAATGATTTAGATTTAGCAATTATCTTTAACATGTCTAGCGGTACTACGGCTCCATCCAGTGATGGTGTGGCAATTAACTACGATGCGAATGTACTTAATAAAGGCGCGATACTGGGTACTGATTATGACTATGACGCTCCTGCCCAGAATAAGGTCAGGATTACAGCATTGACAGGCAACAACCTGAAGGTGCGGGTAGTTTGATGAATGGCTCATGTATTTGTATTAATTATGACCATTGGAGGTGTTGAAGTAGCTAACGATAGTTGTCGCGAAGCTATGTGCTTTTTTAATTTAGACACCTGCAATAGTTTTGCAGCTAAGTTAAGAAGAAGAGGAAGCCCAAGCACCCAGACCATAACGACATATTGCAAGCCAATTTTAATTAACCCAAATGAGGATGGAATAAAGGTGTATTAGAATGCCAGCAGAAATAGTAGCAGCGGTTGCAGCCGCTAACCAGGCATTTAACTTTATTAAGAAAGCCGTCCATAAAGGGAAAGAAGTACAAGACTTAACAAGAGCAATTAGTAAGTTCTGGGATGCTAGAGAAGAAGTCAGCGTCTTAGAACAAAAAGCAAAGACTACAAGTAAGATAGGTAAGTTGCTAGGTAGTAGTTCAATAGAAAGCCAAGCACTAGAGGCTACGCTTCAGAAACAGAAGGCAGAGCAGCTAGAAAAGGAATTGAAGGATTTATTCTATTGGACGGGTAACGCGAACCTTTGGCACGATATGTTAAGGGAACGCATAAGGATAAGGAATTTAAGGATAGCAGAGGCAAGGAAAGCAGCACAAACTAGAGCGGCCATGATAGATATATTAGTAGTGTTTGGTTGCTTTATAGGATTAGTGTTTGTTTTCTATTCGGTGAGTCTAGTTGGAAAATAGAATAGACAGGATTGAAAGCAAGATAGATGACCTTCAAGAGGCTGTTGTTTCCTTGGCCCGTGTAGAGGAAAGAATCACCACTATCTTTAATCGTCAAACATCTATTGAAGATAGAATAAATACGATGGACGATAAGTTACAGAAGATGTCGCCGTCTGTTGCCTTTGGTGAAAGAATATTTTGGATAGTAATCGTAGCTACTGTGACTGTGATAGGAAGAATGTTATGAGACGAATTGGAAAAATGATACGCGAGAAAGTTCAGGACATGACTGAAGAAGAAGCAGGCAAAGTGGTTGTCTGTACTTTAGGTCTTGTTGTTATCTTATTCTGTGCAGTTATATTCGTATGATAAGCGCGTTAATTGGCCCAGTCAGTGCTATCTTAGACAAGGTAATACCTGACAAAGACCTGAAAGAAAAGCTGTCTCACGAGATAGCTACTATGGCTGAGCGTCATGCTCAAGAGCAGGTCATGGCTCAAATTGAGGTTAATAAAGTTGAAGCAGCTCACAATAGTATGTTTGTTGCTGGTTGGAGACCTGCTATTGGCTGGATATGCGCTTTGGGAATGGCTGGAAACTTCCTGGTAATACCATTTGTAAATATGGCTTTAGAGTTATTTGATACTGGGGTAGTAGTTCCTTTAATAGCTTTAAGTGAGATGATGCCCGTGTTAATGGGTATGTTAGGTTTAGGTGCAATGCGAACCTTTGAAAAGACTAAAGGTGTCTCAAGAGAAAAATGATGACTATCGTAGAGTTTCCTGTTAACAAGATGGACTCTATTGCTGAACAAGCAGACGCAGAGCTTTATGAGTGGTGCTTAGAAAAGATAGAGCAAGGATTAGACCCAGTATATTTAGTAGGGATTTTGCAATACAACGCCCACTATATGCTGACTAACATGGTTGAGGAAGAGTAATGTCTGATATTTCACTCGCTGCACTTGAACAGCAGGCTGCTATGGGCGGCTCTCTTTTTACAGACCTTTTTAGCACTCCAGTTAATCAGTCATTAGACACTCCATCTTCTGGAGGAATGACCTATGCTGACCAAGTTTTATTAGGCGGCGCTTTTCCCGTACTTAGAGACAAAACAATACAAGAAGAAATGGAAGGCCGCTTTGAGACTGCCGAATCTTTAGCTGATAACGCCTATATGGTCTTGTCTCAGATACAAGAACTTGTACCCCCAGAGCAACAAGCAGACGTAACAGCAGAGTTTTTAAGAGAGTCTGGTTTTAGCTCAGATGTTGTTGCACAGATGTTGAAAATACCTAGAGACGCTGTGGATGCAGCTCTAATGGCTGCTGGCTATGATGTTACTGGTCAACCATTGCTTGAAGAAGATGTTTTTTCTAAAAACAAGTTAATTCAAAACGAACTATTAGACAGTGATGTAACTGGTCAATCTGATGTTTTCTTTGACTATGTAAATATTGCCGAACAAAACAAAGTTGGTTTAACTCAAGCCGAATTTGCAGATTTAATGGCAAAAACTAACGCTGCTACTTCTAATGAAGAAATATCTCAAATACTTACTAATGCTGGAATATTCCACGATACTGCTAGTTTAGACCCAGATACAGGTATGGACATGGGCGGTAGGTTAATGGATAGGATAACTATTACAGACGCTGCTACTTCTGCTCAAGCTAGCGCAGATTCTTCAACATCTACCGATTCTACAGCGACTAACTCTACTAGCACAGCAACTACTAGCACGGCAACCACAAGCACGGCAACCACAAGCACGGCTACTGACCCTACAAGTACAACATCTACAAGCACAACAACAACAGGTAGCGAGACTGCTGCTTCATACTCATGGATATACGAAGATGGTGGGTTTGTTTATGCGCCTTATGATGTAAATGGAAACAGATTGCCTGGGGGAGAAAGAGTAGAAGTAGATGATGTAGCTGGAACTGAAAACAAGACTTTTAATGAAGGCGATACCGTAAGCATTATATTTTTGCCAGATGGCGCAGTATTAGAGCATGGCGGCACTGATGTAAATGGTACGGGTACAGGCACAGGAACAGGAACTACTACACCTACAGGAACAGGAACTACTACACCTACAGGAACAGGAACAGGTACAGGCACTGGAACAGGAACGGGTACAGGTACAGGCACTGGAACAGGCACAGGAACGGGAACAGGTACAGGCACAGGGACAGGCACAGGAACGGGTACAGGTACAGGTACAGGGACAGGCACAGGAACAGGTACTGGGACAGGTACTGGGACAGGTACAGGTACTGGTACTGGGACACCTACAACTATAACCACAAGCACACCTACCACTACTAGCACAAGTACACCCACTACTACTGGCACTGGTACTGGAACGGGAACTGGTACAGGAACAGGCACGGGAACGGGAACGGGAACTGGTACTGGGACTGGGACGGGAACGGGGACGGGAACTGGTACTGGGACTGGGATTGGAAGAAACGGATTGATTATTGGTTTAGCCCAACAAGCACCAATCACCGAACAAATGTTTTCAAGAGAATTATTTGAGCCAAAATTTACTGAATTAGATAATGTAGCTCAGGCTTTAGGAATGCTTCAATCTATAGGAAGGCGATTTTAATGACATACTTAGATTTAATTAATAACGTCCTCCGCAGATTACGAGAGGATACAGTAGATACAGCTAATGCTACTGACTACTCTCATCTTATAGGTGACTTGGTTAATGACGCTAAGAAGATTGTAGAAAACTCTTTTGACTGGACTGCATTAAGAGACTCCATAACTGTTAACACTGTAAGTGGTACAGATACTTACTCACTTACTGGTAGTGGTGATTTGGCTGTTATAAAGGACGTAATGAACACTACGTCTAAAAGATTTATGCACCTTAGAAGTAAAGAATACTTTAACAATGTAACCTACAACACTACACCACAATCAGGCTCTCCTGATTATTTTACATTTGTGGGTACAGATACTAATAAAGATTTAGAAGTCCAAGTTTATCCAAAGCCTGATGCAGCATACGCTCTGAGGTTTGATGTTGTTAAACCACAGACTGATTTGACTGCTGATTCGGATAGCTTGTTAGCACCTAATAACCCTGTTATACAACTAGCCTACGCTATGGCTTTGAGGGAAAGGGGTGAGACTGGCGGTCAGAGTGCAGCAGAACAATTTGCTGTAGCCTCTACTTCTTTATCTGACGCTATTGCATTTGACGCTAACAGATACCCTTCTGAGTTAACCTTTCAGGTACGATAATGGCCCAGAAACTACAAAGCATAACTATTACGGCTCCAGGCTTTGCAGGGATTAACACCCAAGATGCCCCGTTAGCTCAAGACCCTACCTTTGCATCGGTTGCAGATAACTGCATTATTGACAAGGAGGGGCGGGTTGCTGCGCGTAAAGGTTATGACATGGTGTCTACTAATGGCCCTGCTGTATTGGGGAGTTCTGATGGCATAGAAGCCATACACCAGTTTAGGGATTCAGGTGGTAACACCAAGATATTCTCCGCAGGTAATAACAAAATATTCCACGGGACTTCTACTTTAACTGACGATACTCCAGCCAGTTATACAATCAGTGCTAACAATTGGAAAATAGTTAACTTTGTAGACCATTCTTACTTCTTTCAAAGAGCGCATGAGCCATTGTTATATGTTAATTCTGTTGCTGATGTTGAGAAGATGTCTGCTCATGCTCATGCTACGGGAACTCCACCTCAAGCTAATGAAGTATTAGCTGCATTTGGTAGGTTGTTTGTTGCTGACTTTGCAACAGATAAGTCCACTATTTACTGGAGTGACCTTTTAAACGGTAATGCTTGGAGTGGTGGGTCTACAGGCTCTATAGACATATCTAAGGTATGGCCTAATGGTTACGATGAGATTGTAGCTTTAGCTGCTCATAACGGGTTCTTAATTATCTTTGGTAAGGACTCAATAGTTATCTATGAAGGTGCTGATAGTCCTGCTTCTATGACTCTTTCAGACACTATATCTAATATAGGATGTGTATCTAGGGACGCAGTTGTATCTACTGGTAAGGATTTAATCTTTTTAGACCGTTCAGGCGTAAGAAGTCTGGCAAGAACAATTCAGGAAAAGTCCTCACCTATTGGGGATATATCTAAGAACGTCAATAATGACATTAAGAATCTGGTAGCTAGTGAAACAGGTAACATCTCTCTACATTACTCTCCTAAAGAAGCCTTTGTCTTGGTTAACTTTCCCGTCCTTCAGACGGTGTATGTCTTTGATACAAGATTTCCTCTCCAAGATGGTTCATACAGAGCAACCACTTGGTCTAGCATGGCACCACTACGCTTCACTAATTTGGTGGATGACACTATTTACATTGGGAACGCAACTGGCATCGCTGAGTATGACAGTTATACAGACGGGACAGGCTTCTATCAGTTAAGTTACTTCTCGCATCCCTTAGCGTTTGGGGATAGTTCGGTTCTTAAATTTTTAAAGAAAGTTAACCTAACTACCTTTGACGGCGCCGAAGCCCCAGTAGTATTGAACTGGGCCTACGATTACTCAAATGCTTATAAGAAGCAGGTTTATACACTACCTGCTAACAACGCTGCACAATACAACATTTCTGAATACAACACTGAAGCTGAGTATTCCAGCTCGTTAAATCTAATTAACAGGCAGAAGATAAATACTTCTGGTTCTGGTGCTGTTGTATCCGTAGGAGTAGAAACAACTGTGAACGGTAAGTCTATTGCTATTCAACAACTAAACATTCATGCACTACTTGGAAGGATTGTCTAATGACTGACTATACAAAGACAACGAACTTTGCCGCCAAGGATTCTCTGGTGTCAGGAAATCCTGCTAAGGTGGTGAAGGGAACTGAAGTGAACACCGAATTTGATAACATAGCAACTGCGGTATCTACTAAGGCTAATTTAGCTGCCCCGACATTTACGGGGACTACAACTGCCGCAAACCTCACAGTGTCAGGAACATTTACTGGCACTATTGATGGAGGGACTTACTAATGTCAATTTTTGACGTAAACAAAGACGGCGTTGTTGACTAT